TAAAGACTCAAAATGAGATTTTGCAGAATCTATTAACTTCATAAAGTCTTATTAGACAGTACCTCTAGTTAATGCTCCTGTACCTTGAAATGTAACTGATCTAGTAACAACTGCGTCCATACCATTAGTAACTGACATTCCTGTAACAATTCCTGTTCCTGTAAAACTTTCATCGCCAGAAGTTGCACCCTCTGGTAACAAGATAAAAGCAATAGAACTTCCAACTGTTAAGGTTTGTTGTGGAGAGTCAGTTTCATCGTAGTTCATATCTAATGAGCCACTAAATGAAGTTCTTCCAGCTACAAATGATTTTGTTGCATCTGATAATTCTGTATCTTCTACAACATCTGCAGTAGTTTCAATAGTGAATCCAGATAGTTCGCCTATCGCAGTTCCACCAGCTTTTACTACACCTTCTTTTCCGTGATGTGTTGCCATTTTTTAGTTTCCTTATTTGGTTTTGGTTTATTATCTTCTTGCTTATAGCCAAGTTCTAAAAAATTATCAAGTTGTGTTTCATTGATAATTACTTCATGACCATCTTTATATAATTTAATATCTTTTGCCATAAGTCCTTTTACTATTATTAATCTTCTTCGTCAATATCTTCGTCATCTTCCCATTGATCTTCATCATCTTCTGTTACATTATCATCGTCGTAATCTCTATGATTTTCAACAAGTTCACGAATGTCTTGTGTTAGTTCTTCTATTTTATCTAATTTTTTTTCAATCTTATCTAAATTTTTATCAGCCATTTTAACTCCTATGGTGTTGCACTATCATGTTCATAAATCACCCTGACTACCATACTGATAGCACCATATGGAAAGAGTGTACCAGCATCAGTTTCTAAACTTATAACTTCTGTATCTAATGCTTTGTTATTTCTTGTTATATCAGTTTCAAGAGCAGTTTCAATGGCACTTGCTAAATTATTTCTTGCAGTATCTATGTTGCTTTCACTACCTTTTACATATCCTGTAATTAAAAATTCTAAATTATTTATTCTTGTTTTTGCACCACTACCTAACTCTGTATCTTCTTTTGTTTCTTCTTGTGTTTGTATCAACACTGCTGGATATTGTGATTCTGCTAGTTCTTCTAATGGAAATGGTTGTCTTGTAGTTTTTCTAACTGCAGGACTTGTTATGTTTGAAATTGTGGTAGCAATGTGACTAGCAATATCCTCTCTCTTACTCATATCTTTAACCTTTTAATTTCTTTTTTCATAAACTGTTCAAATGTTCTTCTAATCAACTTTTCTGTTTTTAAATTATATGCAAAAAACTTTCTTTCTGGTAGTTTACCTAATCCTTTTTGATGAAACAATGCTTTTTTTGCTTGTGTTTGACTTCTAAAATAAACTTGTACTTTGTTTCTACTTTTTAATTTACTATCAATAGACTGCAACATTCTATTTGTGTCTTGTAAATTAACTATTGTTTTACCTTTTTCTTCTGCATAAGATGGACTGTAAGGTATAAACTTTCTTTTGTTAAAATCTAAACCTCTATCTGTCCTATCAATAATAATTTCTTTTAATTGTACACCAGCTTGTTCTAAACCTTTTGTTACAATATTTGGAAATCTTTTAAAAAATTTATTAAATCTTTTTTTTACTAATGGTAGGTTAGATGTTACTTTTGCAGAAAGCATTATCTTGTTAATCTGCCACTTCCATGCAATGGCTCTCTCTCATTAACAGAAATAGTAGCATTAGAATCACTATCATACTCTACACCATCTTCTAAAATAGATTGAAACTCATTATTAAATTCACTTCTGTAAAACTCTATCATTCTTTCAAATCTATCTTTATCTGCCTCTGGTCTAAACTTTGTTAGTGCTGGTAGATAAAATCTATGTAAAAATAAATAAACTCCTGCTCTCTCAAATTGATCTAAATTAACTTTAGTATTTACTAATTCAGCAGTATTTAAAACTGTTATATCTGTATAAACATTTTGTTTGTAAACTGGCCACCAACGAATACGCAACTCTCTAAAAATATCATTAGTAGTTTGTGCTAAAAAATTAACTGTTTCTGTTGCAGTAGTAGATATTCCAAAATCAAAAGCATCTGGTTGATACTTTAAAACATCAGCAGTAGTAATAACATCTGCACCTGTGTAATTAGCCATTATCTAATACCCATTATCCAATTAAGTATTTTCTTAATCTTTTTTTTTAGTTTTTTTAACATTTTTTTTCTTCTTTGGTTTTAGTTGAACTACTTTATCTACAATATCACTTATTTTTGATTTTTTAATTTCTTTTTTTACTGAATCTACAGGACTATAACCTCTTATTTGGAAGTGACTTTTATTAGCTTCGTACTGCTCTTTTGATCTTGTTATTGTCTTTGTGCCATTTGTTAATTTTATATCCATAATTACTCCTTTAATGCTTATGGGGTATTGCTACCCCATAAACTATTATCCATTATTGGATTGATGAATCAGAATGTAATTCAACACCATATGTATCGTTTAACTCACCGACACCATATACTGCTGTTGCTACAATCTCGTCTGCTCTTAAACTCGCATCTCTTTGAGTTTCGATTTTCAAGTCTTGCATCATAGCTAATGCTAACGCATCTCTATGGAATACACCTTGTTTATAGTCACCAGTAGTACCATCATTAGCAATATTTGTTGTTTCAAAGATAGGAACTCCACCTAATCTTCCAACAAAACCATTTCTTAATGCTTCATTTGCTAAATCATTACCATTTGCATTTGCAAAAGTATTAGTCAAATTTGCTTTAAGATCATAAGCTACCATTGGATGTAAAACTGCTGATACTCCGTCCATTGATACTCCAGCATTTCTTACATTTGCTATTGATTGAAATACTAAAGCTGCAGTTAAAGCTGTTGAGCCTGAACCTACTGCTGTACTAAAACCATCAAACAATGCTGTTAAGTCTGTGTCTATTTTTTTTGCTATTGACTCTCCAAACAATCTACCAATATCTGCAGAAACATTTCTTGGTGAAGAGTTTCTTGCTAGATCAGTTAGAGTAGTCATGATTCCATTTTCTGATGCTGTTATAGTTACAGAAGTTGGATTTATTGCTGTGTTAGATAAATCAGTTGCTTCACTTACTGCTGCTGCCGAAACTGCAGAATAAATTGGAACTTCAACTGACTTTCCACCACCAGCGATAGCATAGTTTTTTACAAGTGGTCTCATTATTGATTTTTCACTTGCTACAAACAATGCCTCTGCAACAATCTCAGTATATAATTCCGAGAGTGTTGACGATGTAGTTTCATTTGCCATTTTAATTACCTATTATTTGTTATTTGTTAAATTAATTTGAGTAGGTTTTGAATCTCGTTCTTTTCGATACTCTGAATATCTAGCACGATCTTCTGGCTTACTCATATCTAAATCCTGAATGTTAAAAGGTTTTACAGTTTTACCCTCGATACTGCTCTGGCTCCCTACACCAGCTTTAGACCCTTGCGAGAAATGTGGGTTAGTATCTAAAAACTCTTTGACTGATTCCTCAATCGTAAGTAGTTCTCCTTTGTCGTTATACCTAATATTATTATGTTTATCAAGTACCTCTATACGATTATCGTCAGAAAGTTTTATATTGCTTTTCATCAATTCTACGATTTGTTGAGGATTAACTGCGTTCATTCTTGAAGCTACTGACATTACAGAATTATCAATTTTTTCTTTTTTTATCATATTTTTGTAATTAAGAATTTCTTGATCTTTTTCTGATATTCTTTGTTTCATCAAGTTTTCTATATCAGCTTTTGTCTTTGCTTCTTGTATTTGCTTTTCTTTAAGAAGTTCATCATCTTTTTTCTTTTGTTCATCAAGCAATCTTTGACTCTTTGCTTTTTCTTGCTCAAGTCTTGCTTTGATCATGTTATCTATTTGTGCTTGATTATATGTTTTTTCTTCTGCTTTTTCTACAACAGGTGTTTCTGTTTTTTCTGTTTCAGTATTTTCTACTGCTTTTTGTTCTTCTGACATTTTATCTCCTTATATTTTAAGTTTGCCATCTGTATCATACCAATCTGGATTTACAAATGACCATTGATGCCGACAATTATAACCACCACGAACAATTAAAGGATTACCAGATTTCTTACCTGACCAACCTCTACTTCTCCATAGCTTGTTGACTTCATCAATTGTGAATAGTCCACCATTTCTTTTATCATATGATCCTGATCTTACAAGCCTACAAAAATCTCTAGTAGTAGGTATATTTGAGCCTTGATATTTAACAAAAGTAAGACCAGCATCTTTAGACTTTGCAAGGTTTAGTTGTGCATCAAACTCTCTTAATGAGTCGTTTAATATTTGACCAGCATATCGTTTCATGTTTTCCCCAGCCCTATCTCTTGCAAATTTTGATTGTAAAGTCTGTATGTTTTTATCTAGCCTTGCTCTTACAACTTTACCTTGTGCAGTTCTTTTGTCTAATCTTCTAATTTTTACTTCGTCTTTTTTAATATCTTTTACCAATGCATTAATTTTTTTATCATCAGAACTAGCATATATACCATTTATTGTTTGTCTTAATTCTCTTTCTAATTCTGTAAACTCTACACTTGTCAATGTAGCTTGATATATCTTTTCAGTAATTCTTCTTGTCATTGTATTTGCAACATCTTTAAATTGTGTAAACGATTGTCTTTTTAGATTTGTAATAAGTGTTAAATCTGCATTTGTTAATTGTTGAAACTCAATAGGAATGTTGCCTATTCTTCTAAATGCTTTTTCTATTCTTTTTGCTTGTTTTGTAAAACCCTCTCTTACAACTGTATCTGACCATGCTAGATATTCCTTTTCTAGAATCGTTCTAATCTTTGGTTGCATAGATACTGCAATTTTAAGATCATACAATCTATCTAAATCATCTGTTGGTAAAGTTCTTCCAGCCAGACTTGTAATATCTCGTTCTATTTTATCTAAAGTTTGTATTAATGATTCGTAGTATTTTGCTTCAGCAATTTCTATTTGCCTAATTCTGTATTCTGTAAAGTCTTGTACAATATCTGACATTCATTAAACTTCTTCTTCTTCTACTTCTTGATCTTGTTGTACAGGCTCGTCTTGAGTAAACTGACCTACTTCTGCATTAGAATCTATTTCATCAAATATTTCTGATAGTTTTTCATCATCATCTACAACTGCTCTTGCTATCTCTTTATCAATTTCTTTGTTTAAAGTATTTGACGGTACATTAACTGCTTTTGCTTGTTGATAGAAAACTAAATCAGTTGCGTAATCTCTAATGTTAAATGAATCAGGATAGTTTATTTCGCCATCAAATGTTGTGTTTTGATATTCTGCATAGCATTTAAAAATTTGTTCTTCTGCTAATTGTAAGTTATCTGCCTTTTCTGATAGCCTTGCATTTAATAACTCAAACTCTGTTTGTAAAGCAATACCAGACTGTACTTGTGTTTTTGTAGTTCTTACTGCTCCTGTGTGTGCAATTCTATTAATTGATTCTACTTTTTTTGTAATAGAGTCCATAATTGCTACAAGGTTTTGCCCTGATGGTTGTAATAAGTATGGTTTAAGATTTGGTTCCATTTCGTCAGGCATTTCTATAACTGCACCAGCACCAGCACTAGCATTAACACCATTTGTTTTAACTAAAGATGGGTGGTTAGTTAATCTGATTAATTGTTCTATCTCTGAAAATTCATTGTAAATTGCTTTCTGCATATCAGCTATGTCAGTTAAGTCAGATTGACCAATTCCCCTCTTGTGTGATTTAGAATTGTATAAAATAACTGCTGGTATTTTGCCAATCTGATTCTCGGCAGTATCTATTAATGTTGGCTCTGTTCCATGTTCTTCAACATAAATAGTATCAACTCTATCAGGATACCATAAACGCATATATGAGCCACCAGATTTATCTACTTCTTCTCTAATCTTTAAGTAGTTTAATATGTACTTACCATTTGGTTGTCTTTCAAAGTTCCAATCAAATATATTTTCTGGAGTTACGATTGAAATATAAGGTCTTATTTCTTGGTTTAGTTCTTCTGCTTTTGTTGTTGTTTGTATATTTGGTTTGTCTAATATCATCATGCAATGTCCATAAATAGACGCATAATTTTGTGCTTGTTTAATTACAGATGTAAAACTATTACCCTCTAGGTCTGCATCTTTTAAGAATTGTTCTAAACTAGCCTCATCTTGCATACCACCAAAATCTCTACTTGCTTTAACTCTAAATAAAAATGATGAATAAATTTGTATTATGTTTTTACAATGATTATCACAAGGAGTGTTTGCTAGTCTTTGATTAAATTCGTTATCAAGTTCTAAATTGTATCTGTTAAGATATTGACCAATCATGTAGTCATATCCACCATTGTAAGAACGAATATAATATTCCCAATTTTTTACATTTTCTTCAAAGTCTTTATGTAAATCTAATGCTTGTTCTCTTGAGTATGCCATACTATCTTTGTCTAATGTTCCATCTTTGAGGTTTAAAACTACGAGGAGTTGTTGTTAAAGGTTTTACAATTTCTGTTAAATAACCAATAGCATCATTCATATGATCGTAGCCTTCTTCCTTGTCAGGAATATTTGTGTTTTCCTTGTATATCTGTCTTTGTAACCCTTTTATCATAATTTTGCAAGATGGCGAGATAAAAATATACCTCTTACCATCAGCTGACTTTAATCTTGAATTGACTGCGTTAACTCTATCTCTTATTGGACTATGTTTTAATTTACACTTAACACTAAACCCAGCATTTTGTAAAATTGTTAAATCAGTTCTTCCACCTGCAGAAGTTTTTCTTTGACGACAAGCTGGGTCAGGATAAACAAAAATTCTAGTTTTTGTTCCATACCTATCTCTAATTTCTTGTACCATTTCATCAGTATTGCTTGAGTAAATTACTATCTCATCTATAAAATGTATTTTATCTCTATCAATTTGTGCAACACAGGCACTCATAGGATCGACATTGAAATCAAGACCAATGTGTAATGGTTTTTGCCAATCAATCTTTTTTTCTAAAACATTATCAACAGCATGAAAATTATAATATACAGCACCAGCATAGTTTTCAAATGTACCCTCAAACTCTTGTCTAAATGTTCTAATATCAACATCTTGTTTAGCTTGTTCAATTTCTTCTGCTGGTACCATGCCACCCTCTAATGTAGTAAACTGATAACTATCCCATTGTGATTCTCGTTTGCCTTTTTCATACATTCTGTATGACCAATTACCAAAGCCTTTAGGCGACCCACACATTAAAACATCGCCCTGTGTGTCTGCAACAGATGCTCTTAATACCTCTGTCCATGCCTTTTCATCAATGTCTGCAAACTCGTCAAGTATAAGAAAGTCAATTCCTACTCCACGCAATGAATCGTAATTCTCACAACCTTTTAACGATATAATACTACCAGAGTTTCTTATCTTTATTGATAGGTTTGTTTCGTTAATAGTTTCAATCCAATTAAAATCAGATAGCATTTGTTTTAACTTTAACCATACAATTTCTCTAGCCATCTTAAATGTAGGTGCAACATACCATATAGTTTTTTTTACTCTTGTTGCATATTTCATCATTTCAGTAATGCAAAGATAGGTTTTACCAAATCGCCTACCTGATACTAGAACTCTAAATCTTTTATTTGATGATGATATAAGATGCTGGGGTTTTGTTAGAGTTATCTTCATTACAACCAAATTTTATATATATTTTGTGTTCGTTAATATCTGCTCTACCAATTTCTTCTGTTCTTTGTAAAGATAATTTATATCCATCTACCATACAATCATAGCCATCTTTGTAGAATTTATCTACTTTAAAAGGTGGTAAGCATTGACCTGATGTAGCACTACACATTATCATTGTTAATATAAAATTCATTTACTTTTTCTTTTTGTAATATTTTCTGTGTACTTGGACTCTCCAAGACCAATGAAATATTGTTCTGGCAATTTTGCCTATTTTTTCTACAAACCAATCTATCATTTTTAATACTCATAATCATGGATATAATAGCATATCCTTTGCTTCCTGTTCTAAATCTTGTATTTGTTTAGCAAGTTTTTTATTATCTTTTTTAACTTCATTTATTTTATCATCTTTTGAGGATAATTCTATTTCTTTTAAATTAATTATAGCCTTTAATGTGTCAACCTCTTTTTCTAAAATTTTAATTTTTACCTCTAAATCATTCTCGCCTTTATGCTTAATTTCATTCTCAAATGTTTTATCTACTGCTAATACTTTTATAACATCTACTTT